AGGTCGTGTCCAACAGCACGATTTCCGGTATCGCTCCGGCGGCTACGATTTCGTACCGCCCGGTGGTCGAGTTGATCGCCACCATCCCAGAGCGATGCACCTTGCAGGACCGTAAGGACCTGCAGGCGTACATCAAGAACGTACTGTCCAACACTTTCGTGACGGACGCGTTCGAGAAGTACGAGTTGCCGTACTAAGCTTCACGCCTAGTATGACAGCTGCACACTCACTCTCCCGAGTGAGTGCCCGGACCCACCGCCGTCGTCTAGACGGTGGACATTTGAGGTAACTGCTATGAGCATCCAAGCAGCCATTCGGGCGAACATTCGCCTGGACGCACTATCATACGCACAGAAATACTGGGAAGCGATAGACACTGCCACCAGTCTGTCTTGCTATCTCATGACTAAATATCATGAGTACGAGCAGCTGGTGCGTAAATCTATCAATCCTCTCAGTTATGTGGACCCTCTCAGCTTCTTCTTAGATTACCAATCTGTGAAGATCCTCTCCAAGTATCCTTACTTGGACACAAAGATCGACACTAAAAAGGTGGCTAAGTCGAAGTTTGATGATGCTGAGTCTTTATGTCGTCGGACAAACCATCGCTTCCGTATGCGAGACGAGGGCTACCTTTTCGGTAGTTCCGTGGAGCGTGTTCTTTCGAACGCGTCACGAAAAATCGCTCACATACTTGGTGATGTCCCGTCCTTCGAACAGATGGATTTCAGCTTCGGGCCCGGCGCTGCGTATGGGGTACGGGGGGAAACCTCCGTGTTCAATAAGGTCACTAGCGCCTTAGAGTGCAGCTACGCCATGACTGGCATACTCCAAGAGTTTCTCGAGGAGTTTCCAGGGTGGATCCCTCCCGGGATTCACGAGGTAAGACTCATACCTGGTAGTCAGTTAACTTTCGTGCCCAAGGATGCCAAGACCGACCGCCCTATTTGTATTGAGCCGCTATTAAACGGCCTGATGCAGAAGGGTATCGGTACTTGGTTACGCAAAAGGCTTCGATCCTTCGGGATCAACCTTGACGACCAAGGAGTCAATCAAAAATTGGCTTCGGAAGCGTTCAGGTGTCACCTTGCAACCGTCGATTTCTCATCGGCGAGTGACACTATTGCGTACCGTCTTGTCATGGATCTCTTACCGCATTCGTGGTTTGAGTTCCTTGAAGTTGCCCGTTGTCCTCGTTATGAACACGAGGGTAAGTGGTATAACTTTCACAAGTTTACCAGCATGGGCAACGCGTACACCTTCGAGTTAGAAACCCTTATCTTCTACAGCATCGCTCACGCGTGCTGCGAGGAGTTGGGTATCGAAGTCCGGACTGGTGCAAACCTGTCCGTGTACGGGGATGATGTCATCATCCCGCGAGACGCGTTTGACCTCTTTTCCGAGGTCACGGTAGCCTGTGGATTCGAGCTCAATCAGGAAAAGTCCTTTTCTAAGGGATCTTTCTTTGAGAGCTGCGGCCATGACTACTTCGACGGCACTTTCGTACGACCTTTCCTACTCAAAAAGCGGCCTAATAAGCTGCTTCCTGCCTTCTATGCTGCC